CTGAATATGCTCCATTGTCCAAAGCTTCATCACGTATGCGCTGCAGGTCACGGACATGACGATGGTAAGTGATTGCATACCGCTCGTTCAGTTCGTCCCGATACATCTTGATCGCCTTGGCAACATTCGGGTGCTTGTGGGGGTTCAAAAGTTCAGAAGCTTTGACCGACGCACTCTTTTCAGAGAAGCCCGCGTTTAAAGCGCATTGCTTCTTACTAATCATGCCGTCGTTGGAAACGTATTCCTTAACGAATTTCTTTTGCTTTTCAGAGAGCGGGGAGTCCGGTGTCAGCCGCGGACGACCAACAGGGTTTACTTTTACGATTTCCATGACGTGCCCTTATGTTTGAAATCATTCCAAATATAAGGGTAAGTGCGGGTTTAAAACAAGGTGTTACACCTCTAATTTCGCGTTACACAAAAAAGTAACGATATTTGCCTTCTTTATGTAAGGATTTCAACGATGTTACACTTTTCACATTTGTCACAGCACTGTGGGAAGAAAAAAAATTATTTTTTTTTCTAGCCCTATAGAAAAGTTTTGGATTTTAGAACCCTTTGTCACCTTGGGTTTGAGCGTTACATATTTGGTTTTTCAAAAGTGTAACAAAGTAACGCCCCGCCCTAAGAAAGGACGAGGCGCTACAAACCAAAACAACACGGAGAAAGAACACAACCGTTAATGAACCGTAGGCCGCGTTCTCTGCCCCGTCAAGCGTTATTCGTCATTCCTTGCAACTTTTAGTGTTGCGGATGCTTCGACGATGTTTGGTATTCTCATTCTGGCTTTTATCATCAGGGACTGTGCTTCGTGCAGCTTGCTGATTGCTTCGTCGAGGAAGGGCTTTTCGCCCGGCAGCGCTTCCAGCCACAGGTCATTGACGGCGTGGATAGCTTGATTAAGCAGTGCGGCTGCTTCTTGGTGTTCATTGACACTATTCATTCCCAATATACTCCCAGTGTTTCGACGCGGATGCACACCGCTTCTTCATTTACGGGCATATCTTCCCAGAACATTTTTGTTGCTGCGACGTGGCATTGTGCAATGGTGTCGAAGACTCCTACGTTTTTCACGATGAACTCTTCAACACCTACCGCGGTGATCCACAGCAACACCCAGTTAACCGTCATTTTTCTTTGGGCGTCCGCGTTTCTTGGGCGCGGGCTTGTTTTCTTCTGCCAGCACCCAATTTCCAAAGCCGTTCCATTCGGTATTTTCTGGCCGTTGGAATTGAAGCGTTTGCTGCATCCGGTGCATCAGCGTTTCCAGATTACGCAAATCGGAAATCCAGAGATCGTTGCATTCCCAGATGGTTTGCAGCGCTGTCCGCAGTTCGTTGTGCGAGTCGAGCAGTTTCCGGCGGGCGGCTGCGTCGATGGTCAAGTCCCCGGTTGTGGGGCTCACGTGGCTTTTATTCATTGGTGTCTCTCCTGTTGTTGACCCGGTTATTATGGGAACCGTCCCATACAAGTCAAGCAAAAAAATGCAGATGTTTTTGTATTTGCTTGTTAACCATATTCTGGTTGACTGCACATTAGAATCATTTCAAGTTAACCACATTTCAGTTTAACTAATTGATTTCATTAATAAAAAAGGTGCGACACTATGTCACATGGACTGTATGGGAGTTATCCTTTAAGATAGAATGTTAGCTCGAAATAGGGCTATGGGCTTTCGGGCCCGGAATGTTTCACGTGAAACATTCGCTATTTGAAATCGTAAACCAAACAACCAACGGAGGTCAGTATGTCTGACGCCAAACCGTCTTTCCTTGCCATCATCTTTATTGGGTGCGGAAGCTCTTGGGCCTACGGCTCATCGGCTGACGAAGCCGCCACCAGTGCAGCGAGCATTCTTGTTCGTGACTGGAGCAGCTTGTACACCTTTAAAGAAGAGGTGCCGGTCAACATCTTCGATGTCGAAGATTACGACGGGTTCCACGCCACCCATCAGGGTGTGTTCGGAACCAAGGATGATATCCCCGACGACGAAGGGGTAGCGTTGGAGTGCCTTGAAACGAGGCACGTGCCGACGCCCCCGCAGCCGCGGAGATAAGACCTACGCCCCCCTACCTACGGTAGGGGGGTAGACCTCCCAGCCACCAAAGGAGAAAGTAAATGGCTGAATTAAACGACACTGAGTTGAACGTAATGTGGGAAGCTTTAAACACTGTCTACTTCACAGACGAGAAGGGGATAGATGCCCACCGCAAGCTTTTGATGAAATACCGGCGGCAGGTTGCAAAGCAGCTTCACGGCGGTGCCATCAACGCGGCGGATGTCGAGTGTGGTACGCTTGAACATTACAACGAGCTTCGTGCCAAACGTAAGAAGGCTGTAGCCGACTCTGCTATGCAGAAGATAAAAGAACAAGCGGAGTTAGACCATCTTCAAAAGACATTGGGGAAGATAGGCTGATGGCGCTTGATCTTGAAATTCATCTTTCGCAGTACGATCACAACGGCGCAGATTTCATCTGCCGGATAACCGGCAGAAGATTTGAGCTTGGCAATGAACCGGGGCTCTACGGCGGCGTGGTCTTCTATGAGGACGACGTCGATAGCCCCATCATGCGCTTTGGCCGCAACTACAAATCAAAACGTAGTACGCGGATTGCAAAGATACTTGAATGGTTTGAGGACCGTGAGGAGTTTCACGGGGGCCTTGTGGCAGTAAAGGTGAATAAAAAATAAAGGAAGGGCGGTCAATGACCGCCCTTTTTTAATGCCGTGTTCCGTGGTCTAGGGTGTTTTGTGCGATTTCTTTTGCCATGCCTATCAGTTCATCGACATCGTTTTCATCGCGGCAGGCTTGCATTGCGTACTGCATCAGTGCGGTCATCACGCCCAGAATGACGATTGGTTCGTGTTCCGCGGCCTGTGCATCGACGTGCTTGCTTATTAAGTCGAGGGCATCGATACCCATTTCGTGACCAAGGCTGAAGTCCCCGCCGTTGGGATCCAGTTCTACTTCTTCTGCTTCATCAAACATGTTGGCAGTCTCCACTGTTCCAAACCGTTATATGGGATTATTCTTAGAATCGTCAAGGAAAAAGGTTGACGGCGTATGGGATGGCTCCTATCTTTAAAAGGTCAACAACGACAAAGAAAAGAGAGAAAAATGCAGATCATCAAAACACAGTCTGAAAAAGAGACAGAAATCAAGAACTTGGAGAAGTTTCTCCGCAAGTCCCCGACGAACAGCGTGGTGATGGAGTTCACACCATCGTTAGCAGAGTACATTTTGTCTAAGCTTAATATCGGCAATCGTCCTCAGAAGCCGCAGCGTATTGTAGATTACGCTAAAGACATGGCTTCGCACAACTGGTCATTGACCGGCGAGACAATCTGCTTCGGCGACAACGGGCGTCTTTTAGATGGTCAGAACCGGTTAGCTGCTTGCATCCGGGCTCAGACATCATTTAAGACACATGTCATTTTTGGCATTGATCCTGCAACGTTCCATCACATGGACACAGGAAAAAATCGTGGCGGGGACGATATTCTCGCAATCATGGGTGTACCAAACTCCGGTAAGGTAGCTGGTGCATTGAAGATGATACGGGCTTGGAAGCGCGGTGTAACGAACACGCAGGGCACTGTATCGAACCAGATCATTAAGGACATGTACCTTAATGACATTGACGAAGAGCTTATGCAGCGGGCGATCAAGTCAGCTAAGAACGTTTACAACGTAATCAGCTACCCGATTGGTCAGACAGCTTCGCTGTACTATCTTGCCAGCTTGAACGGCGACGAAGAGCTTGTAGATAAGTTTTTTGCGGAGCTTCGCGTCGGCGGTTCGGGGACAAGCAAGTATCAGCCGTCCCGGCATCTTGTCGAAACATTGACGCGTATGAAGATGAACCGTGAACGGCGGATCACGTCACATGATTATAGTGTGATGCTCACGCGGTCTTGGTACAATTTCAAGCACAAGAAGCGGAGCAAGAAGGCCGACATGGAAGTGTACCTTGACGACAAGCTGATGGAAATCTAGTGCGCCATCGTGATGACATGACGCTTGAAGAGTTTAAAAAAGCTCTTCAAGCTATTCGTCAAAAGGCTCTTTACATACCGATACTAGAACACAGTAGACGAGGGCCTGAGACGCGTTCTTTAAAAAACACAACTCAGGCCGCTCGCGGTAGATTTTTTAGGAGGGAAGGATGAAGAGAGTTATGTTCTACTCAAAGTGTGTTGAGTGCGGCGACAAAGCCGACACAGCATATGGCAAGCTTTTCTACTGTGCCGCCTGTTGGTTGAAGTTTTTCTCTTCTGGAAGGGTATCGACAGGCTTGTCTTGCATCAAACTGGACGCGCAAACCCCCAGATTATAAAGAGCTTCCTGCATAGGATTGTCTGAAGCTTTCCCGCGGCCTGTGAGAAACACCTCGCAGGCCGTTCCTGTTTGTGGATGATAGCTGACGGTTACAGTGAGGCCCATGCCTACATCTTCTGTGACGCATGGTCGGCGGTTAGGTAAGGCTGTCATGGTTTTCTCCCGTTGTTAAACAATAACGATATGTAGAAAAAACCAGAAGTTCTAGCCTTGACCTTTCTTTTTTATTTGGTAGCCCTCTGTGCGGCAGAACACGTCGAACATAACGCGCAACTGACCGGAGATGCTTCTGTTCTCCATCTGTGCGATTTGTTTAATCCCGCGGTAAATATCCATCGGGACTACGATTGATTTCCACTTCTCGACATCCATAACACCCTCTACTGGTACAGTTATACTCTGAGAGAATATAAGACTTTATGTTAATGATTGCAACAAAAAACCCCGCCGAAGCGGGGTTTGCTTAAATGTCCCAGTCTGCTTTTTAAGGAGGATAAATCCTCTGACAAGGGAGTTCTAAGTTTTTAGAAAAACACTGGTGTGTCTCTCTCGACAATCAATATATGAAGGACGAAGGCATTACTGTCAACAAAAAAGGCCCCGCCGGAGCGGGGCCAGTCTCTAAGGGAGGAATACCATGAAAACTACATCGAATCGCCCCAACTGGAGCCCATTTCGATATCGGTCTGCATCGGCACTTTTAAATCTATTGCATCACACATGATTCCTGCAAGTGTTTTTGCTTCTGCCTCGTCGGCGACACTGAAGGCTAGCTCGTCATGTACCTGCAGCAGGGGCAGCACACCAGCTTTGTAGATGTCTACCATTGCCTTCTTCGTCATGTCGGCGGCGGACGCCTGTATGAGCCTGTTAAGGGCTTTGTATGCATATGCCCGCTGCAGGCTGACATTGGGCCCGTAATAAGCTTTGGCTTCCTCGTAGGGCATTGCCTTGTGCATGCCGAAGCTCTGCGGCTCAAAGTCAGGAAACCGGCACTTACGCCCCAGCAGGGAGCGGATAGAGCCTTCTTTGTTTCCGTTCTGCACACGCTCCTGCACCGCCCGCATCAGACGCTTCACAAAGGGGACGCGGCTATCATACTGCGTCATTAGTTCCTTTGCTTCCTCCTTCGACAGGTCAAGCTGATCGGCAAGCTTTCCTACGCCCATGCCGTACATCATGCCAAGGTTGATCGTCTTTGCCTGTTTGCGCGGGATATCGGCGATACCAGCCACCATGTCATGGAAATCCATGTCGGGGTTGTTAGTGTAGCCGTCCACAAACTCATCCACCCGCGGCATTTCTTTGCCGGTGGCTTCCTGAAAAGCCGCTGCAAAGTGAACCAAGATCCGTGGTTCCTGTTGCGAATAGTCTATAGAAGCCCACTTCTGGCCTTCTTCTGGTTTGAACACGGATCGTATCAACGGGCCAAGGTCCGGGTGCCGTGCAGGAATTTGCTGCAAGTTGGGGTTTGACATGGATATGCGCCCGGACACTGTACCGCCGTCATCTGACCTGATTTGGTTGATGTGGCCGTGGACACGCCCATCCTTGCCGACGTGCTTTAAAAGCCCATCCATGAAGGTGTTCTTGCTTTTGTTAAACTCACGCGCCTGCAGGATTGCTTTGGGCAGATCGTGCGTGTGCGTGGTCAGGAAAGCTTTGGTAAAGGATGGCGCATTCTTTTCAGTCTTGGGGTAGCTGATGTCGAGCTTGTCGAAGGCTTTGGCTATTGACTGCGCTGCCCATATTTCTACATCGAAGCCGACCAGAGACTTTATCTGTTTCACGGCGGCTTTCTCTTGCTGCAGCATAAACTGGCTGGCGCGTTCCATTGCGTCAGTGTCCACCCGGATACCGCGCAGAGTCATATCCACAAGACATGGCAGCAAGTCTCGCTCCAGCGCATGGACGGTGGTGAGCCCCTGCTTGCCTATCTCAACTTTAAAATATGTCCAAAGTTCCAACGTAAGCTCCGCGTCGGCGGTAGCATACTCTCCCACAAACATGGCGGGCATCTTCCACATTTCGGACTTGGGGTCCAAGCCAAAATCCTTTGCCGCTTGCACCAGACCCTTTTCGGACTTGGTCTTGTTCAGGTGGTCGTAACAAACAGAGTTAAGGCTATAACTAAATCTATTTT